ATAGTTATCCGTGCCACTTAATACAATTGTTCCTGCTGTATCATTACCGGCTACAGTGAAGATCAGGAACATGCCGGGAGCTACGGTCGCAAGCGATGTAGTCAGCGTCATGGTAGCGGCCTTGGTCGTGGCGGCAAGCATGGATGAGGGCGATGAGGGTACGGTTGTCACAACCGGAACCTTCCCGATTGCCATGTAGAAAGGCCACAGGGAACCCGGATAGAGGTTCGAGTCGAGCTTGCTTACTTCCACTTTCTTCGTGAGCTGCACAACTCGGAAGTGCTTCCACAAAATACCGCGCTTGTCCTCTGAACTATGCTTCTCAAACGTCTCCTTCTTCTCAGTCACAATGGGCAAAAGATGCTTTGCCGCAAAGGAGCCGAAGACGATGACTTTGCACGGCGTAAGCGTGGTGAGTGCAATGCCGCCTGAACTGACCGTGCGGAATGCCTCTTTGGTCGTGAAGTCCCTGTATCCCTGTGCGTTCTGGGGTGCCGTCAGCACGTTGTATGTGATCGACACAAGCGCACCACTCGCTATGTCCGTACCAGTAATCACGATACTGCCATCCTGTGGATTACCGATGACATAGAAGTGCAAGCGCATGCCGGTGGTCGGGCTGATCGTGTTTGGCTGTGTCGTGAGTGACATAGTAGCCGCGCCGGTGGTTTCTGGCATCAGCAACTGCTCACCAGGCGTAGCACTGATTTCGAGACACAGACGTGTCTGTTGTGTTTGGCTTGAAAAACCTTGAACGCCGGTGAGTGCTGGCATGTGTTATTCTCCTTCTTTGGCGGTCTTCTCTTGTAGTTCCCTTACGTTTTGCGCTTCAACCTCTGCCCGCCACTGCTCAGGCGTGAGTACGCGCCGCTCTCCATTTACGCTGTGAATGATCACTGTTCCAGGCCCATGCATTCCAGGAATGCCAGGCAATGCACCGGCTGTAGGGAGGTTGATTTGTTCGTATTGTTGTTCTTCTGCCATGATTCACCTCAAGGACTGACTAGAGTAACATTGTACTGCTGAACTACTGTTACATACGCATTCCACATGAAATACACGTTTCCGTTCGGAAAGGTCACTGGTGCGCCTCTATCGTTCTGCTCTCCAACCAGCACGCTAAACACACTCCCGATTGGCTGTGTTGGATTGTTCGGGTTGGGAATCTGATAGCGGCCGTGGATGGCTGGCAAGAGCATGTCCATAGCGGTATAGATATTGTTCATGCAGGTTTCGGAGTCGGCGTCATAGCGATATCCTGTGCTAATGATCCAGGCAGGATGATCTTCAACCCTCCACCCAATTTGATGCCCGCCAGAACCCGCCGGGCTTGATTTGCCCTGCATGTACGTCACCTCAGCCCACAATCCCGTGTATGCAGACGGGTCCCATATTGCACCGTTCTTCACGTGTTGGTAGAGCGCACTGCTAGTGTCCGTATTTTGCACAGTCTTGAGCCATGCGACGAGACCTTGTGCTATGAGCTTACGACTACTGCTTAGAGGCATAAAGCACCTCCTAAAGTAGCCTGTGGAGTGGGTTTGTGGTATAATGATGGGGTAATTTTTGCAATACAAAGGATGCTCGTAACACCCTTTGTATCTAAGCTACGAAATCGAGGAGACCCATAGCTATGAGTGACACTATACCACAAGGCAGGCGATGCCCTAAGTGTAAGCAGTATTTCCCTGCTACTAATGAGTATTTTCATCGGAACAATCGAAACAAGAGCGGTCTCACCGCAAGGTGCAAGCAATGCCATCCCGTTCAATTCCATGCCACAAAGCTTTGTCCAACATGCCAAATAGAGAAGCCCATTGAAGACTTTGGTATAAGCTCTAACGCTGTGTCTGGACACACAAAACACTGCAAAAAGTGCACGCGTAAACAGGATACCAAGAATGCCCAAACCGTTCTTGTTACCTCTAAATTTTGTAATGGATGCGCCCACGAGAAGCCCATTGAAGATTTTCCCATAGATCGAAGCCGCAAAGATGGACATAGATCTCGCTGTAAAAAATGTTTCCACGAAACGGACAATAGATCTGATCGCAGGTGGAGAGCAAATAATCCTGAAAGGGCTAAAATCATGAGTAAAAAGTATAAGATTAAATACCGTGATGCGATAAAAAAACGGTATGCAGAGGACAAGGATAGGCACAACGCGAGATCCAAAGATTGGTACAAATGCCATCCTGGCTACAATAACCAAAAAGAAGGTAAAAGAAGATCTCGTATGTACAAGGACAAATTTGAGAAAGTTGATTATGCATCTATCCTTGAACGTGATAACAATTGGTGCTATATATGTGAAAAGCCAATATTGCATGATCAAAAAATGAATTTTGATCATGTTATACCGCTTGCTCGTGGGGGCAATCATGTTGCAGACAATATCAGAATGACACACGCTATTTGTAATTTTCGCAAGCATGCTAGCCTCTTGGAGGAGATGACTCCTTATCAGCGACGTGGTCCTGATTGATTTCATGTGGCAACCCTCCCCAACGCATGATTAACAGCTTCAGCGATCAGCTTCTCGATCATCGATCCCTCTTGTTTCATCGCTGGACCCAGATAAGGCTTGCCAGGATCGTAAGGATAGAATCTGCCTAAACTATCTGTCATGCCCGAAAAGCCGTACTCTCTCCTGCGTCCGTGAGATTTTGCTACGCGGATCTCCATTTGCGTTGGGCTTGTCAGATAGGGAAAGATGGAATCTGCAAGGCCGCCGGGGCTATTGTGCGTGAATACACGTCGTGCATTGCCCGCTGCAGTCTTCGCAATGAACCCGCCACCTTCGATGAGTGCCTCACGAATTTCAGGATTGAGCAATCCAGCAAAGCCCTGAAGCCTCACGATCTGTTGCAAGCTGCTTGTGTCTAGCTCTGCCTTGAAATCCATTGCACTCCTTTAAGGCGTTGTGCCGCTATACTTTGAGACTCTGAACTGTAGCCCGTCATGTCCTGGAAACACAGTACTAAACATGCTGTACTTCGTGTTCGTCGCCCGGTCTACCAGGTAGTCCGTTCTATCTGGAATCGGTGCCATCCAACCAAGCGTGAACACCTCGTATATGTCAACAGGAACACCGCCCTGTACCTGTAATTCCAATGGCAAGTTGACATTGTCCAAATGCACGGGGAGATCTGCTTTGACTACGGTTCCATCTGCATGTTTGAGTGTGATCTTTATTGGATGCAGGAAGCTCATGCTGACCTCCTGTAGCCACCATTGCGAATAAGCTCCTCTGCCTTTTGCGCATAGATCGACTTCGTTGCCTGATCGCTGATATACCTCACCTTTGTCTTGCCGCTCTGGATTTCATATGCTCCATGGCTCATCATGGTCTGCAGCTCGTCAGCCGCGTACCAGGCAGTCGCTTCTTGAATTTCGTCAGGAGCGTTAGCAAATCCAGCGGTGTAGGTCGCGCGAAACAACCCACCTGCCAGAACAAAGCTACCCAGAGGCAGACGAAGCCTCCCGATTGAAGGATCAATGCTCACTCCCGTTAATCCCAGATTTGTGTACTCCCAGCTGATCGGGAGCGAGTGCTCCAACCTGTAGAGCTTGATGATCGGGTAGCACTTCAGGAAGATCGATCTGGTTGTTGGGCCAACGCTACCACCTGCATGCATCGCTGCAATTTGTGCTCCCTGGTCAAGATCCGACCATGCCCCCTCCTCAATATCGCGTCCACTCGGATTACCGACTTTCGATATCTCCTGATAGCAGCACTGCACTGCTTCTCCAGCACTATGGCTGTACGCCGCCGACTGAGCGAGCTTCAATGTGCCTGGATAAGGGTTGCTCCATTCCGAGACCTCGACTCCGCCAGGTAGTACAGGAATGATCTCCTGTGTTCCTCCGCTGCCAATAATCACGGCCTGCTCTTGTCCATTGTCGAAGCCAAGTGTTGAGGTCAGTGGCAGTGAGGCGGCCCCGGCTGCGATGCCCCCGGTGGCTACTGTCGTTGCTGGCGGTGCAACGATGCGTTTTCGAGCGTAGCTATCGACACGCTTGCTTGCACTTGCCAGAAGTTTGTCCATAGCACCCGGCCTGGCTTTCAGTTGTTCTATCTGAAAGCTGAAGGCCATAGCGCCTGGAAAATCATCAAATTGTCCTGGCAAGAGATACAGACGTGGCATTTATGCGGCCTCCTCTGAAAATGTAATTGCTGCATCATAGACACCACCGGTTGGTACAGCGACACCAGCAAAATTAATGGCAAACTCCTCTGTTACTCCACGTAGGGTCAGTGGCTCGTATACCTCTGCTGCATAGTTATAGACATAGCGATCAGGCGCAACGGTCGTAGCTGCAGGCGCAACGGCAAGCGTCATCCTTACGGTTTTCCAGATCGTTGCCGTTGCGTCAATCGTTGGCGCAACAGAATACAGGAACACCGTTGCCGATGCCGCCGCGTCTGCGCTATCGTGCTTCATCGGCGTTGGAGTAGTATTTGTCCCACCGCTGTTAGCGACCGTATGTTTTTTGAGCGTGAAGATAACCTCAGTTGCAGCAGTAGCTGCACCTGAAAGCTCAATGCGCACGATCTTGACGACCTTTGTGGCACTACCGCGTATCACAATCCAGTCTGTCGGAGTGGCATATGGAGCTGTTGCCGAGATGGCATAGACATATGTTGCCTTACGCCCGTCGTAGGGTATCGGTATTGGCCTATAATTGTCGTCAAGTGGCTGTGCTTCTGGCATCGCTTATTCCTCCAATGCTCCGGCTTTTCGTTGCTGCCTTGCAAATTCCTGCTGTTCGCGTGACGTGGCAAGACGGTAGCCAAGCAATTGCAATTGCTCTGTGTCATGCTCGACGGCATTGGCAGGCGGATTGACCTCTAAGAAATGACCCTTATGGACATAGCGCCTCTCAGGAGTACGCTGTCCTGCAATAAGCTCCTCAGACATGGCAACCATGCCATCGTCTTTTGTGTCGTGGTAGAAAAGGATCATACCCGCACCTCCTCGTACATCACTTCAAAGTCATCAGACCGGTAGACTGCTTTTTCTCCATTTCTTCTCGTCACAATCCAGTCATTAATCCAAATAGGATACCGTGAAGTGGCAGTATCCATATATCCCCATGAGCCGTTCATGATATGGGGTCGGTTTTCAGGCCACTTCTTTATCTGAAGTGCAGGAGCAAGAGCGTGATCGGTGAACTGCACAGCTTCAACCACTACCGGCTTTGTCTGATACTTTGCCATCACGCGCACCTCACTCTACCGATTTTTGAAGCGTAGGCCGGTGCCCTGAATGCGAGCGTCTTATCCGAGGTCAAGGCAAATTGACGAGTCCTGGCATTGACATTCGCGAGAATTTCCGTCTGAATCGGATTCACCTCTGGACAGAGCAAGATGTCAGGGTCGCGCGGGATGAGGAAAATATCCTCAGTGACTTGCGTTCCGGTCTGAACTCTTGGGAAGGTATAGCCATCGCTGACCGCGTCACCGCCTGAGCTGGCAACGGTGGCACAATAGAGCGTGTTGGTTACCGCTGGATTCTGGATCAATCCGGTATCAGTGAAGCTGGTCACTGCTGCATCAGAGAGGTCGTAGGCTGCAACAACGGCATAGAGGCTCTCTGCTCCACTCGTAGTTGAGCGGAAGACACGATAGCCAATGATGTCAATGACGTTTCCGTTGACATCGGTTGGCGCAGGTGTCGTCCAAGTCAACACAACATTCTTCCCGTCGGCACTTGGGGCCTGTGAAGCCTCTGCACTTGCAGCAGTGAGGCCGTATCTTGTGACTCCTTCCATGCGGTAGTAGTACGTGTTGGCGGCAAGCAGGCTTGACCCAGAGCCAGTATTGCCGGTTGTTGAGACCGTGCCCATGGTGCCCTGGCTGGACATGAAGGAGCTAATAACAATCGGAATACCTCGATAAGTGGCGACCTCAACGCCCGCGTCAATCGCATTATCTGCAACAGATGCCATTGGATCGCCGTAGTCATCGCGTGCAAACATACGCTTCATTGGCATCTGGTAATTTACGAACTGAACGTGTAGCCCGTTAACATAGCTTTGCATTTTTGGACTCATCATCCAGAAGTAGTCCATCCCCAACTCACTAGCATAAGCCCCTCGTACCGCATCAATCGCATTATCCAGCATTGTCAACGCAACCAGTTGAGTAGCTGCATCGACCTTGTTGGCATTGGCAGCCATCAGATCAATGCCGTCCCACTGCCGCCTGTGCGTGTTCAGTGTTGCCTGCGCCGACCCGAAGACATGAGTAGTCTCCTCCAGCCACTCCATTGATTTAGCGTGTGCCCCCAATTCAAGATCAAAAAGACTGCCATTAGTCGAAGCTACCTTGACCGTGAATTTGGCGAGGTCGCCCTGAGACTGAGTGTGCTTTATCGGGAATTGCCCTTGCGTGTAGGTGGAGTTTGACGCGGCGACCGAGCCTGTCCCGGAGGTTGGCGGCGCTTCTGTCGTGTGTTGTGCTTTAGGGATAGCCGTTCTTTTGTTGAAGTAGAAGATATCCGTCTCCCACGTCTTGCGCGGCACGGCCCGGTGCATCGGTCCCCACTTTTTCTGAAGCTCATTTAGCACTCTGTCAATAGCCTTTGGCGCCAGGTTGATTGCCCCACCTGACGAGCTCAGGCTGAATGCCTCTCTAATCTCTGCTAACGTTGCTGGCATAGAATCCTCCTATCTCTCGACAAATACACTGCCATCAAACGCAGCCTGGTTGTCCATAATGCACATCAACTGTACTTCAAGCTCGCTAAGCAAGCGTTCCGGGTCCACGCCTTCAGGCAATGGCTTTGATCGATCACAAAGATCAAGTAGCACTTTCGGATCTTGCAACTGCTCTTTGAGGTAATCGCCCCTCCGGTAATAGGGCTTCTTTGGCTGCTGCTCTCCGGCGTTCGAGCCTTCGACAAGGCTCCGGCGTTGGGGCTTCTTTGGTGCAAGGGCTTCTTGTATCTGGGTAAGTCTCTGGTCGATAGTGACTTGCATGGCATCAAACTTCTCTTGCAAGAGTTGATCCGGTGTCTTGGGAGGCTGAACGGTGTAACCAGATGCCGCAAGGATACGCGCCGCCTCCTCCACATTTGGCGTTGCCTGCTGTGGCACAAGTGCCGCTTTCAGCTCCTCCAGAAGAGCAGCTTTCTCTTCAGGCGTCATAGATTGCTCCTTTGGAGAGGCTGTACTCTCCTCTATAAGCTCAATGTTTTTGGCATGAAACACCTCATTGATCGATTGAGGCGTGTGGGATTCAGTGATATCAGCGATGCGTGCAACTTGAGGCAGGCCGGGAGATGTCGTGAAATCGATGCCTTCAAGCCGAAGATTTGCGCCGCCAACCATGGGCACAGGACTATTCTTGTCCAGATACATTTCCGCGTTGCTGGCTCGTAGACTTTGCGAGCGGATATAGCCACCACGAATAAGCGTCGTCACATCACGGCCCGCCGTGGTGTTTGGAATGTCGATCAACGCAAAGGCTTTTGTGCCCTCTTTGCCCACACCTACAATTTTGCCAACCAGGCCCCGCGTCTCATCCGTGTATGCATGATCATGTGAGAGATAGCAGGTAAGTGGTAGTGCTTCCGGGTCGGAAAGTTGGGCTTGTGCGGATTGGACGAGGCGGTCAACAGATGTAGCGGGATACTTTCTGCCATTTAAAGAAATAGCATCGTCTTCAAGGAAGTACGATTTGATTTGCGCTATTCTGTTGGTCGTTGCAGGCAACATAAAAGGCCACACCAATCTTCAGGTATGGCCTGTGCCTCAAGGGCTGTGGCTCTATTATTTCTCGTTATTCTTCTGTAGGCATCATATCCCGTACAGCGCCCCACGTCAATAGATACTGCAGCTTGCCGTGCCGCTCACGAAGCAATATGCCCTGGTCGCAAACATAAGCTACGCATACATGGCCTGGATCGGTCCTAACGCGTCGAAGATTGGTAAGTGCAGAAATATCAAAGATGGGGTCAAGATCAACCGATGGCACTAGCGCCGCTTCCGCAAGCTTCTCAAGCCCCATGGATTGTGCAGTCTTTGCGTCAAGATAGGCGTCTCCCATCAGCTTCTTCATGTCAGTCATAGTAGCTCGTCTTGCTCCTTGATCCTATGCCAGTGCGATTGAAACGGCTCACTCACTACATATCGCTCAATCTTGTCAGTCTCTCCGCATGTCGTGCACCATCGCACAATGACGAGATCTGAGGCAGTGATGTTGTAGTCGTGCTGATGACTGAGTGGTGGTCGTGGTAATGCTGGTTTAATCATGATGCTCCTTTGCTAGCTCCTCCTGGCATAGCTCTTTGATGTCGTTCATGAGCAGGTCAAGCTTTTGCCATGCCTGACGTACTGAAGCATTCGAGTTTTCTATATCCTCTTCGACACTCTCAATCATATCAATGATCTCGTGAAAGCGGGGCACAGCCTCCTCTTTGATGGCATTGCCCCGGTGCAATCCAGCCCATACGAGCAGGTCTTGCTTAATTTGCGCAACGGTCTTGCTCGTGGTGGCTGTGGCACTGCTGGCTTGCTCCTTGAGTAGCTCAGGATTGGCATAGATATTGCCAATAACTTCACAATTTTCCTTGTTCATGTAAAGTGTTTCATGAGCGAGCATCCATGTCTCGCCTCTAAGGAAATCCCAGGTATCTGTAAATTTTCCCCATGTCACGCGAAAACGTCTATCAATCCCCCTGACCTTAACAATATCCCCCTCGTAGATCTCTTTGCCTGCCTTGTCTGCCTTGCCCACATATTCCATCACTTCACAATCATCCCATGACCAGAAGTCTCTGGTGGCGTCATGCTCCCCTGTTTCAAAATCGACACTTGCCTTTCCCCACACTTCGACACCGCCAAACTCGGAGTCAAGCTCAAGAGAGAGAACTTGCGCCATCGACTTCAGCTTCTTGTTATAGGCTCTGTACTTGTGCTGTCTCATGCAGCCTCCCCTGCTCTATATGCAAAATGACACTTACAACTGCCCCTGCACTGCCGTTGTCCTATCGGAATGAGCGATCCGATCTCGCTCCAACCCTTGCCAGCTTCGTCCGAGCATTGATTGCAATGCTTCGTCTCCACCGGACCCAGTACCGATTTTTCCTGTGTCAGCCCCGCGCCCTTTGCCCTCCTCTGCAGTGTATTCTCATACGTCCCACGAGCCGCCTGAGCATAAGAGCCTGCACGCACCACAAGCGACCTATCAAGCTTCTGCTCTCCTCGCTTAATCTGTAATGCAAAGTTGCGCAAAAACTTGTACTGCTCCTTAACTTGCGAGGCGACGAAGCCAAGATCTGACGCTGATATGTTGTTGAGTCCTCCACCTGCCGCTAGCCCCATCGCTGAGTGCAAATTCTTCAGCACAGTGCTCGTCTGAATTTGCCACTCCGGCAAATTGATCTTACCATCGACAAGCGCTTGTGCAACATTCTGAAGACGCAACGCCTCTTTGTCGATCACCGTATCAATGGCATCCCTGACTTCTTTGGCTGAGACGATGCGACCTGTGGTGACGTTTGTGTAACGAAGCAGCTTACTGTTATAGCCGTACTGATTCAGTTGTGAGACATCGGGTTTAATCATGCCTCTCCCGCCTCTGCATTCAACATTCCTGCAAATCCTTCAGGCGCTGATGAATCCCAGAGCTGCACCGCCGCTTTGAGATCATCGCCTGTAATCTGGCTTAGCTTGTCGAGGTCATCGTCTGACCAGTCGAGCGGATCGCCCATGGTTGCAGGAGTTGCTGCTTCGGCCCAATGCTTCGGCCCCGTTTCGGCAGGCCCGCCAAGTCTGAACGGTATACGCTCATTACTGATGCAGAGCCAGAGGGTATCAAAGGTGAGTGGCAATGGTTCGACGGACGGAATTGGCATAGGTGCGCTTGGATCGATGTACGCGAGCGTAATGTGGGGCAAGAAGTCGAAGTCTTTGGCAATATAGACGCCCGCATTATCGAGCATCTCTGCCAGGAGACGGCGCTTTTCTTGCAGTTTCGGCACGTTCACCAGGGCGATAATAGGCGACAAGTTATCACTCGATTCAGACGGAGTGAAACGCCCGATGCCACCAATAGAGCCGCCCAGAGGGATTGCATCAGCCGCGAATTTGGCGACCGTTGCTTTTAAGTGCTCAATATCGGCTGTGAATTCATCCACTCTGCCAAGATAGCACAGAGTAATGTGCAGCTCGTCAGGTGCTTCACCGCCTGGAATGGCTAGCCGCCGGGCTGTCTTTTGATCAAGCCAGAAGCCAACCATGATGCCTGTGTGTTGATCCTCTTGCAGCTTCACGCGCGTTGGTACAACAAATTGTTGCACAAAATGGGACAGAGCCGTAAGCCGGTCCGATGTTTCGAGCAAAAGGGCCGGTATTATCAGCTCGTTAGGCACGAACTTTTCAGCTTCAGCATGTGCAGCGGCATCTCTGATTGCCTCTTTTATCTCCTCAAGCATAAGCCCCCTAGTCTCCGACTCTCTTCGATGAAACGTGGTTCGGGTCCCCCTCGAACCACCAATCCATCTGACCGACCTTCATGCACCCCATGAAGGGCGATAACTTCCGAACCGCCTCGAAATACATGGCCTCTCTGATCCGGTCCAGCACTCTCTGCCTCTTGATCAGGCGTTGATACTTTTGCTTTGCTGCCTTGCGTCTTTGGCTTATCTTGCCCATCTGGTACCTCCTGGTCGCCTTGCTGCAATCGTTGCATTGCCGTCTTAGCGCCTTGCATCGATAGCTCTGCCTGTTGCGCCTGCTCTTGTTCCAATGTTGCGAGTCTCGCTACAGGCGTGAGCGTGTTGCCGGTGATAAGTACAGGCACGTCGCCACCATCGATGGATTCACGACCGCGTTCCTGACGTGCTTCATTAATCGTGAGCGTGCCGTTCTTAACGCTCTTATCCTCAATCTCAGCTATCTCTTTGTCGTCCCTATAATCGGCATGCCTCGTCTTCACTTTCCAGTCAGCTATGCTCATGCCCTGCTTGACTAGGCGGTAGTTGAATTTCTCCATGATGAGTTGTTCGATGG